GATATGGATCAGACATATTATTTTCCACCAAGTCAATCAGCGGTTAGGTTTTAACAGGGTTTCTAAAGAAGGTAATCTTTGGTATATTAGGCAAGTGTTTGGAGACATGAAATGACAGTTAGCAGCACCACCACAAAAAATAGTTACAGCGGTAACGGTAGCTTAACCGTATTTGCCTATGGCTTTAAAATCTTTGATGAAGATGATATTCAAGTCATCTTGCGTAATGATGCTACTGGAACTGAAACAGTCCAGACGATTACGACTGACTACAGCGTTTCTAATGTAGGCAACGCTAATGGTGGTAATATTACTTTTGTGACTGCCCCTGCCTCTGGCATAACTGTTGTGTTACGCCGCGCTTCTCCGCTAACGCAAACAACGGATTACACTCCAAACGATCCTTTCCCTGCCGAAAGCCATGAAGATGCTCTTGATAAGCTGACGTTTATTTCTCAGCAGCTTCAAGAAGAAGTTGACCGTTCAATTAAACTGTCTCGCACAAATACTATGACTTCAACAGAATTTACTGTTGGTGCGGCGGATCGTGCTAATAAAATTCTAGCATTTGATGGCAACGGTGAAATTAATGTTGCTCAAGAGTTAGGTGCTTTCCAAGGGAATTGGTCATCAGGAACAGCATTTGCTGCGCGTGATATTGTTAAAGACACAAGCACAAACAATATTTTTATTGCTAACACAGCGCACACATCTAGCGGTTCGCAGCCACTAACAACCAATACTGATAGCGCAAAATGGGATTTATTGGTAGATGCAGCATCGGCAACAACGGCGGCTTCAAGTGCAACAAGCAGCGCAACGGCAGCGGCGGCTTCAGCATCAGCCGCAAGCACAAGCGCAAGTAATGCCTCAACAAGTGAAACAAATGCCGCAACATCAGCTTCTAACGCCTCAACAAGCGAGACAAATGCAAGCAACAGCGCGACAGCAGCATCCAATGCACAAGCCGCAGCGGAAGCAGCATTAGACACATTCACAGACCAATATCTAGGTTCCTTGGCATCAGACCCGACAACGGACTTAGACGGCAATGCGCTGACTGACGGCGATTTATATTTCAACACCACTGATAATGTGATGAAGGTCTATGACCTTGGTAATACAACTTGGAAACAGCTAACACCTACAGCCGCACAGCAAACAAACATTGATACTGTTTCTGGCATTGCCGGTAACGTAACAACTGTTGCTGGTATCTCAGGGGATGTTACCACCGTTTCTGGAAACACTGCTAATATTGGCACTGTTGCTGGTTCAATTAGCAACGTAAACGCTGTTGGTACAAACATAACCTCAGTCGTTAATGCAGCAAACAGCATTGCCAGCATTAACAACTTTGGTGATACCTATTTTGTTAGCGCAACAGCACCATCATCACCTACTCTTGGTGACTTGTGGTTTGACACAGCAAACAACATTATGAAAGTGTACGGTTCTGGCGGTTTTGTGAACGCTGGTTCATCAGTCAACGGCACAGCTAACCGTTATGCGTGGACTGTAGGCACAGCATCAGGCACCTACACAGGCAGTACCACAGTATTCCCAGCAACTTATGACGCTGGTTATGCCGATGTGTTCCTAAACGGTGTTAAGCTGTTGGTTGGAACAGACGTTACGGCAACAAACGGCACAGATGTTACACTTGCTACGGCGGCAGCGGCTAATGATATTGTTGAGATTGTGGCTTACGGCACCTTTACTGCGGCAACTGCGCTGTCTCTGGGTGACAATGAGAAGATACAGCTAGGTGCTTCTCAGGACTTACAGATTTATCACGATGGTTCTAACTCAATCATTAATGACGCTGGCACAGGTTCGCTAAAGTTTCAGTATGGTGGTACTGACGGTGTTGTGTTTGATAGCAGCGGAAACTTTTTGGTGGGTAAGGCTGCGTCCAACGTAGCCACCGAAGGCGCAGAAATACGCTCAAGTGGTTTCACTGGATTAACGGTTGATGGCGGTGCTGGATTAACAATCCGAAGGCTGACCAGCGATGGTGAGTTGCAGTCGTTCTTTAAGGACACCACTAAGGTGGGTAGTATTGCCTCAACTACAAGAGGCGGTGCAACAGACATATTCATTGGCTCCGGCGACACTGGCATCTACTTTACTCAAGCACTTGACGCAGTAGCCCCTTCAAATCAGGGCAGCGACAGAGACGCCGCCATTGATTTAGGTCGGTCAGCAAACCGCTTCAAAGACCTCTACCTATCCGGCGGTGTCTACTTGGGCGGCACTGGTTCGGCTAATTATCTGGATGACTATGAGACCGGCTCTTGGACTCCTGTTATTACCGCTAACACTGGCTCTATTAGTTCATATACTGCGTCTGGAACATATACAAAAATTGGAAATTCTGTGGTTGTTATGGTGGATATAAGTATAGCCAATATTGGAACAGCCGGTGGATTTATAAGAGTTTCTTCATTACCTTTTTCAGCAATAACAAGTGTTTTGTTTTCTGGATTTGGAAGGGAAAGAAATTCTACTGGTTATAATTTATCTATCGACTATTGGAGCCAAACCGAGTTTGTCTTTCAAAAATATGATGGGTCATTTTTGGGAGGGAATGGGTATAGGTTTTTAGTGACGGCAGTTTATGAAGCAGCATAACCCCGCACCATAGGGGTTGGACAGTCCAACCATCACAGGAGATAAACGATGGCATTAACAGAAGAAACAATCCAAGACAAAATTGAAATCGTAGGTGACTACAAGCACGTTCAAGTACGCACCGCAACGGTTATCAAGCGTGATGGCGTTGAAATTAGCCGTGCGTTCTCACGGCACGTTGTAGCACCTGACATTTCGGCTACTGACCTAGCTAACGAAAGCACAGAGGTACAAGCTATCTGTGCAGCGGTACACACACAGGCTGTGAAGGATGCCTATGCAGCACATCTGGCGGCACAAGCTGCTGAGATGGCTCCGGCTGAAGGGGAATAGTAAATGACTAGAGCAAGAGAACTTGCAGACCAGCATAAGACCCTCGATGTAGACGGCGGCACAATCAAGCTGGATGGTAACTATCCTGTTGGCACGAACAACGTGGCGTTGGGTGATGCTGCGCTGGATGATGGTAGCTTGTCTGGTAGTTACAACACAGCCGTAGGTTCAAGTGCATTAACCGCTAATACGAGTGGTCAAGGTAATACTGCTACTGGATATACAGCACTATTAGTAAACAGCACTGGCAATGAAAACTCTGCCTTTGGGCAGTACGCTCTGTACGATAACACATCTGGTTCCAGCAATGTGGCTGTGGGTCGTTCTGCTTTAGAAAACAACACCACCGCCAGCAGCAACACTGCCGTGGGTTATCAGGCGGCTTACTCTAATACGACAGGGGTAAACCTTGTTGCAGTTGGTGTTAGTGCTTTAAATGCAAACACTACTGGTTCCAACAACGTGGGGTTGGGCATATCTGCATTGCGCCTTAATTCCACAGGCGATAATAACATAGGTATTGGAACTGGTGCTTTGGACGCAAACACTGCGTCTAGCAATACTGCGATTGGACATAATACACTACTCTCCAATACCACAGGCGGCAATGTGGTTGCTACTGGCTATCAGGCTTTGTACTCAAACACCACAGGAAACGACAATAATGCGTTTGGGTGGCAAGCACTTTATGCCAATACTACCGGCTCTGAAAACACTGCTGTGGGTTTTCGTGCTCTTGCCACCAACACCGGCGACAATCTCAACACTGCTATTGGATACAGAGCAGGCCACTACGCAACCGCCAGTCAAAATACATTTGTAGGGGCGTATTGTGGCACAAACTTTTCAACAGGACACTCTGCGGTTTTTGTTGGCTATCAGGCTGGTGTTAATAATACAACCGGCAATGCCAGCGCAGTTTTGGGGCATTTAGCTGGGTCAGGTCTAACAACTGGAGATGGCCTTGATGCTCTTGGACATTATGCTGGTGGCACTGTTACTACAGGTAGCCAGAATATATGTATTGGGCAGTATGCAGGTGCTTATATAAACCCCATAACAACAGGCAGCTATAATGTAATGCTTGGTCAGTATTGTAGGCCAAGTGCGTCTGCTGGCACTCATCAAATTGTTATAGGGTATGACAAAACTGGCAAAGGTAATAGCACAGGATTTATCAGTCCTGCTGGCGGCGGTGTTTATCAAGGCAACAACTCATCTACTTGGTCAACAACTTCAGATGAACGCCTAAAGAAAAACATTGTTGATAACGATGAGGGCTTGAATAAAATCAACGCAATTCAAGTTCGCAACTTTGAATATCGCACCGCTGAAGAAGTTACCGAACTAGACCCAATTAACACCATTGATATCTCA